AGATCCGTGATATCAAGCTGCCCAGTCTCGAGTGTCTTGGTCTTTTCTTTTGACCGCTGAGCATCTTCCTTGACTACCGGGGCAAAGATCGTGTATGTCCCATCGGACAGGCCGTTAATCTCGATAGAATCGGTCGTCACGGTGCCGAGTGCGACAGATGAACCATCGATCGGAATGATATCCGAAGATGTTTGTGTCACCAAGATTTCTTGTCCGAGAACGGATGTCGAGAATCGTGTACCGACACCCGAACCACCCGAATTCGTTGCCGACGTGCGCGAAATTGTGAGGATGCCACCGGACGATGTCACGTTGGCGAACTTCTGCATCACCGTATATTCGACTTCCGATACATCCTGATCGTTCTTGACCGTACTAATCGCGTCATAGAACATCGGATACAAGGCGAGCTGGTTCTGCGGGTTGTTGACCTGCGTCCGAACCACTCGATATGCATCACCCGAGAATGCTGCCGAAGGTGTGGAGCCGATCTCGATTTCACGATCCGAATTGACTGCCGTGACTCGGTAGAAATCCCCATCCACTTCGATATAGTCATTGACCTCAAGGGCCGCGGCAAACCGTGTACCCGTACCCGTGACCGTCGTGCCAGAAGAGGAAATCGACCCCTGATTGTCTGAAGTATTGACATTGACAACATCGGCATTGAATGCCGAATTGCGGATCTGCTTTACGCAATTAGCGAAGCAAGCATTTGGATTGAGTTGTACGTCAAACAGATATAACTGATACTCATCCCCCACCTTTTCGAGTGCGCGGATTCGAGCAGTGCCGATCGTCTCGCCGGCCGAGTTGTCGGCGGCCGTCACGTTTCGTAAGTCGACTTTCGCGAGTGTCTGAATATCGGGGATACCCGAGATATTCTGTACCCGGACAAAGTTACCAAGACGTGAGCCAAGGGAATCATTCTTGACTATATCCGAAGTACGGGCCTTTTCGATGTCGACACGCTCGGGGGAAATCTTTTCGACTTCATAGCCACCGATATAAGCCTTACCCGGTTCGACAATGACCGTGACCTGACCTTCCTGTGCTTGTGCCTCGGATTCGGTCTGATCAAGATCCGCAGTGTCGCCACCATTGAATTCAGGCTCTGGCTCGTACGACCAAACGACGTTCGAGTTGAGATTACCGTCGGCCGCATCTGCAACACCAGTGCCGACTACCGAGAATGGTGAGTTCGGTCCCGATGTCCCAGATCTTTGAGCAACGTAAAAATTATCCGAGTCGCGAACGATGTCGCCCTGCAAGTAATACCGGCCCTGTACCCATGTCCCGCGATTATTGGAGCGTTTTTCTTTGACCTGCACACGGAAAGGACGGACCGAATAATTACCCGACTCATCGAACGTGCGACGGGCAAGTGCCTTTTCAAACTCCGAATAATCGGCCTTGACTACGTGCTCTTGCTCGACACCGTTCTGGAATTGGGTGACCTCAACGTAATCCTTGTCGCGGATCGGGACCTGAACCTCATTACCGTCGGCATCGGTCTCGAACTCAAGGATCTTGCGAGTCAGAGTAGTCGCGATTTTGTACCGATGTGCGCCCGGGGCAGCAAAGTTAAATGTCCCGTTCGCATTATCAGTGAGCGAAGGATCTTCCTCTGGAGTTACAAAATCTTCGATGAGCTGGAACCCGACCGATGCAGGGGTGCTGGTCGAGTATGCATCGATGATGATGGCGTCTGAGTCAACGAGGACAAAGTTCCCGCGGATGAAATAGATACCCCGCTGAAGTTCGGCAGTCGATCCAAGACCCGTTGGATTGTCGATCGCCGGGAGCAGAGTGAGTTGGTACTCGGTAAAGTTATTCTCGTCGGTTTCATCAACAAGGACACGAACCCGCTCTTGCGGTGCAAAGAATTTCTTGTTCGTATCATTGGCAGAAGAGGTGTACTCGACGATAAAGCCCTGTGGAATACCTTCCTCGGTATCCCGGCGCTGGTGCAAACGCGCAAATGCCTTTACACCATGGGTCGAAGGATCTGATCCCTCGGCGCCAATACCACGGAGTTCACGGCCCAAAATCTGCTGAGCAGCAGCCTCGGCCTGTACACCCACCGAAATGCCTTCGGGTGTCTGTTCGACACCATCGACCGTATCAATTTTCTGGATAATTGGGTCGACCTTGATAAAGGTCTTCCGAAGAACCGACAGTTCGCCGGGGATGACAACCGACCCTTCCTTGAAGATATGCTGACCAAACTTGGTGATCTGATCCTGAAGAATGGATTGTGCCTGATTAAGCTCACGGGTCTGTACGGCGTACCCCGGACGAAAGAGGACTCTGAGAAATTTCTTGGCCTCATCGAAGTCGTCAAAATACGGGGCTGTATTGAAATCTGCCATGGGTTCCTCTTTACCTTAATATTCCATTACCAGAGTGATCGATTCGATTTGGTCATCTCGACGATCGATTGATTCTCTGTTATTTATAAACAAAATGTCCCCAGAATACGGTTCAACTTCAGGAGGAAGTATTTCTGTGATTGTTGCCGTAGTGCCCGAACTAAGACCTCTGATGACCTCACCGACCTGAAAATCGATTGAGTTCGAGATCGTGTCATCTCGGATAATTCGGAGGATGTTATCCTCATACACATCGACCTGAAGTCCAAGGGCACCGGATGACTGACCAGCAATCGTATCATCTTCCGTGAATGTCGCATTCGATTGATCGAGTACTAATCTATATTTAGCATCAAGTGTCTGAGCCGATGCCGGGGCGGAGAACGACTCATACTCAAATGGGTCCTGAATCAGTCCAATGCGCCGGAAATCATTATCGATCGTAAAATCACCTTCCCCTTCATCATACGCAAATCGAAGGTTGATCAGCACGTACTGGGCAAGGAGTTCTTGCTCGGGTACCGCGCCGTGCCCCTCAAAGGGCGAGATGATCGGGCGAAGTACCGCCTCGGTATCACTTGTTTCATTCACGACCACGGCCCGTGCCTTCCTGAAATTCTCACCAGCCCGTGAAGTCGCGATCTCTACGTTCGTTACCGCGCCTGATGAATCAGTCTCGGCGATCCCTTCGGCAGAAGACTGAACGACAAACGCCGTACCAGTCGAATATCCCGAACCACCGATCACGGGGGTCACATTGATGATCTGTCCATTCGGGTCCGTGTCGGCAAGTCCGTACGCGGTCTCGAGTGCTCCGTCTACAGTGATCTGTCGGATCGCAACTGGGATGTTGGTCTCGGGAGCATACGGATATCCGGACCCACCGTCATCGACAGTTATGCCCGTCACGATTCCCAAGTTCGATGTCACGGTCACTTCGGCCGTCGCATTTTCGTCGCCATCACCTGACACAAACACCGGGAGTGTCGATGACCCGGCAATTGATGCATCGGGCGTGTACCCCGAGCCGGCCGATTCGATTGCGATATTCTCGATTGATCCGACCTGTGCATTGTCTACGACCGTCTGATCAAACGAGATTGGCAAATACCCCGGGACAAAGAACTTGCGGAGCAGTGAATCGGTCAGCGTGAACATATACTTCCACTTGTACCCGTCAGTCTCGGGGGTAATATCATTGGTCGTATGCGTCGGTTTGACTGTCGATTGTGCTCCCTTGTTATTGGAAATACACTTGTACACTTTCTGATCATCAGTATACACGTAAAAATTCTGTGTTGCAAGATCTACTGCATCATCGTACTGGTCAAAGACAGTCCCCGATACCCAGTCGATCCTCTTGAATCCGAGCCGTGCGTCCTGAAAGTCCACCTTCTTGAGTGCCGTCATGTCGTGCCATGCCGAGTACTCGGCGCTCAGTGAGTCAACTGCCGTCGGGGGCGCTTGTTCATCTGGCCAAGGCTGTGTGCGACCGTAGAACACATAGTAACTCGAATCGAAGTTCTGAATCGCGTCGACTACGGTCTTGGCGTTTCGATATGGAAACTTACTAGACAGTGTTGATGATGATGCCATTATAGGTAACCTTACTATTGTTCAATGAATTCTTCTGCGTCTTCCGAGTCAAACGACTGGGTCGACGATTCGGCAGTGTCGACAAACGGCTCGTTAAAGAACTCGGTTCCGACATACGCCTCAGAGAAGAATACCTGATCGGGGATCGTGTAATCCTGCGAGAACCCGAGCGGTGTATTCGTGAGCTTCGGTGTTTCTCCGAGTATGTAGCCACTCGGCTCGGTGGTCGCGACGTACAGGAGTGAATCTTTGATCCGACCATCGAGGGTCTGGTTGATTCGGATATTCCCGAATACCTCGGTGCCACCCGGGTGGACAGATTTCTTGAGTGCATCGATCCATTGCCGAGTCGAGTAATTAGTCGATACCTCATACGAGAATTTCTGATAGAAGAACGAATCCTGTAGGACAATTGACTCGGACAACTGGCCTCGAACATCTTCATAGTACCCGGGAGTCGTGACCACGGCATCGAACACGAGGAGGAATTGTGCGCCCTGTCCGTTAATGGTGTCGATCTCAAAGACCGGGCTCGTGAACGTGATATCCACTGCGATTTCAGTGTCGACCGTACGGCCCGGGATCACGAGTGTCAACTCATCGAGTGGGATGATGACCGGCTCGACCCGACCTTCGACAATGATCTCTGAATTGATGACCGGGATCTGGATCTGCGTGTCCCGGAGGTACGCCATCAGATTCCCGATATTGACCGATGGTCCTACCAGTAGTCCGTCTGATTCTCGGTATAAAAGAAAATCTTCAAAATAGAATTGCGGCGGATTCTGGGAATCGAGTACCTGATTCGGTGTATTACCGGCACCGTAGTTGGAGATCCTTACGTCAGTGATCGCACCGTTCTGCTCATCGACCCCCGACACGTATGCCGTGAACGTGAACCCCTCAAAGCCCTCGACACGAATTCGATCGCCCCTGCGGTATCCGGTACCACCCGTCAGAATTTGAATATCGGCAAGTGACCGGTAGATCTCGGCCTCAAGACCACCCGGCCCGATGATCCGCTCACGAGGATTGAATTCTCCGAGTTGCGACCCCTTGACGAGCGTGAGCTCAAAGATGATCCCGTCAGAATAGACCTTGCGCTCAACACGATCAACCCGTGCTGTGGCATCGGACCCAAGCTGCTGAATGATCTCGCCAGTGAAATCCTCGGCATCCCCCGAGATCATCGTCACACGGATCTTGTCCTCGACGATCCAACGTCCGTCCGATGGCTTGAGTACCTGATCCCACGGGAAATAAACTTCGATCTCGTCGTTCAGGAACAGTCGGAAGAATGCCTTGATTGCTTCTTCGGACCCCTTGGATCGCCACAGCTCCGAGATCTTATCGTAAAAAACATTTGGATCGGCTGCATATGTCTGTGGGACATACAACCCGAGCTCCCGTTCGATACGACGAAGGAACCGACGATCCTGTGTGTGGATGTCCCTTTGCTCGGGTAAGGTGTTCTGGAAATACCCCGCCTCGTTTGACTCCTCTAGGAAATCAAAGTACGCAGTGACAAACTCGACGAATTTCGGATAGTTCGCACGAATATGATCGGGAACGAAATCATCGATCAGAGCCGATAGATGCGGAGACAAATTTTGTCTGTTATTATCAGTCATGGCGTGGCGTGGTACTGTACCTTACTCCCGAGAAGTCCTGACCCGCGACGATCGTATCAACTTCCCCGGTAACATTTACATCGTTCATATCAATCGTGAGGATATCGTTGAGTTTCGGCGCAATGTCGTTTGAGTTCGGAATTGCCTCGACCTCGATGTACGAGCCCTGAAAATTCGTCGGTGCAAAGTTCTCGAGGATGACCCGAGAGCCTTCGATGCGTCCGGCGTCGGCAATGACGACCACTTCGTTCACGTCCTCACCCGTCACGATCTGAACCACCCGATTGCCATCTTTGGTCAACCGATCCTTCAGGCGACAAGACTGGTTGTTGATCGTAAACAGGGTGGATGAGCGAATGACACTTTCTTGAGATTGTGTCTCGTACAGTGGAGCCGAGAAATCGAGGATATAACGATTCGGGGTCGATAAGATCGGCTCAAACCGCTTTTTGACGTATACGCGCATTACCGAGTTGAGAATCCCTTCGGACGTGTCATCGATATTCCCAAGGACGATCGAATTCCGGAACACAGACCCGAATGAATTGAGTGTGTTCTCGTTGTACGTGTCGATCGTGTTTTTGACCGCCGACTCGAGTTGCGTCTCGGTCAGTTCGGTCCCCGTTGGGTCATACTTAAAGAAGATATCAAGGGCAATATGCGTGAATGTCGGATCGACAATCTCGGGGGTGATGGTCACGACGGTCTTGGGACCAACGATGTCATTAAGGATCTGATCTCTCTCGGCCCGGGATAAGAGATCTGAATTTTGTGGCTTGACGGAGATAAACACTTTCCCATATACAGGCGGATCGTTGTCTTCGCCACCCCACACGTTGACCGAGTCAAGATTCGAGAAGTTCTCACGAATAATAGCCTCAAAGTCCTGTGGCGTGACGGCACGATTCTGTGATGCAAATGTGAGCGGGGCATTGAAACGGATCTCGTCGATTCGCTCTTTCCCCTCGCCGCCACGAGCGGGTTGAGTCGTCGTGATCGTGAGATTTGAGTTCCCTTCAATAGATTCGGTCGTCGTGAATACTCGCGCCCCGTTCGCCTCTTCTCGATTGGTCGAGATGTATTCGATTCGCACCAGATTATTGTTCTGAAGTGCTTTACCGATCACACCATCCCCGAACGTGACCTCGTACAACCCATCTGGATTCTCGGAGATAAAATAAATCTCCGATTCCGCACTGATCGATGTGATCTCTTTGGCCGGGGTATACACGTCATATGTGCTCGATGTCGGTGAATCAAACACCTCGACCAGTAGAGTTGACGTATCGGCATTACGATCGGGGATCAGGATTTTCTCGTTACCACGCACGTCGTACAGATACTCGACCGTCTTGACCGATCCTTCGAGAATAGAGACCGACTCGAACACCGCATTGCTGGTCGAGTACTCCTGATCGGTCACAAAGTTGTATGTCGTATTCCCGATCTTGGATTTCAGACGGAATCCTTTGGGGAGGGTGAGTGACTGGGACGACGGATTGTTGACCGTGATGTCGACCACGGCAGTCGGGGCCGATGATGACTTGGGCGTGTACCCGAGCTGGCGGGCATGGCCGACGACCGAGCCACGGAATTGGGCCGTGTCGAGGAATGTCTCGTTGATACCAAGGTTTGCGTTCACGGCATTGTAGTGAGTCGCGTATGCAAGGATATCGACCAGTGTCCCAAGGGCCGAACCCTCGAAATCATAATCCCGGAACTCGTCCTGATCCCGAAGATACGATTTGAGATTAGACTTGATGTCCTCGAAATCTATCTCCGAGACACTTAACCGTTTGTTGATGTTTGGATCGGCCATCTATTTGTTACCTTATCTGAGA